AAAGATCAACGATGGCGTGTGGGTCTATTTTGTGGCCCGTGTGGAAGCCCGGAAGGAAGGGATCACGCTTGGCACTACATACCTCGGGGGATGCTGCTATGACAGTGTGAGCCAGTTTGTAGCATCCAGCGACTACTACGGCGACATGGTAGAGGAAGCCGTAGAGGAAGCCCGGAAGACCATCGCAAAGCTAACGGCCTGACCCATCCGCCTAGGCGCCACCATCGGGCGCCTATGGGATGCGCCACGCATCGCAGTCCAATCCAATCCACTAAGGTACACCATGGCAAACACCAACAGCCTGATTGTTTACGATGGTCCATCCATCATCGATGGCAAGCCCATTGTGGTGGTCCTGACAGGGCTTGATCAATCCAGCGCCAATGGCAAAACCGGCAACCTCGTTCAATCGTTCATCATCCGGTCGGACATTGCACCTACGGACGCGTTGAAGACCGGCGACGATGCCAGCGTGTGCGGCCTGTGCCCCCATCGGCCCCTTATCGCGAAAATGCTCGAGCGGGCCGGGCTTACCTCGGCGCCCTGTTACGTTAACGTCGGCCGATCGGTTCTGGCAGTCTACGGCGCGTATCGTCGCGGGTCCTACGCTCGCGCAACATCGGTTGACCAAGTGCGCGCCGTGTTGCGTGGTCGCAAGCTTCGCTTAGGTACGTACGGTGACCCTGCGGCAGCTCCGGTAGAGCTCTGGTCGCTACTGGTGAGCCTATCCGCCGGGCATGTCGGGTACACCCACCAGTGGCAATCCGTAGGCTTCGACGCGCGCGCATGGTCGCCACTAGTGATGGCATCCGCTGATACCGCTGCAGAGGCCGCACAAGCTACCGCAATGGGAATGCGTTATTTCCGGGTGAGCATCGGGGTTGACCGTCAGCCCCTCGAGGTTACGTGCCCTGCCAGCATCGAGGGTGGCCGCAAGGCCCAGTGCTCTGATTGCATGCTGTGTGCCGGCACCAGCAAAGCCGCGCGCAGCATCGTCATCGCTGACCATGCTGCCGGGCATGCCCGGCGTGTCATTTCAATTCGTTCTATTTGAGAGGGTACACCATGATTCGCATCATTCATTCCCGCATTCTCGGCGGGTGGTTCATCGTCAGGGGGCCGCACCAGACCCCGATATCTGGACGATTCGATTCCCGGGCGCAAGCCCTTGCACACTTGAAGAGAGGTACACCATGATCACACTCACCACAGATTACAAACGGGAAAGCATTACGGAAACGTTTCCGACAATTGATGATGCAACTACCGCATACGCTGATGCCGACTGGGCGGCATGCCATCAACCCGGAAACGATATTCGCCGGATCACCCTGCGGATTGACGGCGCCACTGTCAAATACAAAACCTATTAAGGGGTAAACCATGCAAACCGTAACCCTTCGAAACGGTACGCGCGTGCTGGCGCGCATGGTAGATGGACACTTGTACGCCTACCATTACATGAGCCGCGCGCAGGCTGAAAAGCGAGCCGCGACGATACCGGGCGCCGTGGTGATCCGCCCGACCCGCACCTACTTTGTGGCGGTGCCAGCATGAGCCGATCCAACCCTATGCACCACGCCACGCCACCACGCCCCCGCCCGTGGCCGTTCCCCGTCACGTTACCCGTTCCCGGCCACGCGCCCGACCCTAAGCCCCTGCGCGCGCCAGTGCCCTATCCCACCAATGCGCCAGTGGCGCCATTTTGAAAGTATCAAACCATGTACGGACCCGCCATGCCCTGTATGGACCCTGACAGGCCTTTGAACGCCGAGGAGCTGGAGGAGATACGCCGGGAACTGTACCCGGACGACGATGACGATGACGATGACGATTCGGAGGAGGAATGATCTGGGCCGGCTTGGCCCTGCTGCTGGCCGCTGGACTGATCATCATCCTTGACTTATAGTCGGGCCTGCCAATTTCTCCTGATCCTTCAGCCCGCCCGGCCACAAGCCCGGCGGGCTTTTCTTTCACCCCTTCACCCGCGCGATGATATCGGCGGCGCTGGGCTCGGGCAGGTCCACCAGACGGCGCGCCTCACTCTTGCTGCCGGTCCAATCGGCCGCGCGGAAGACATGCTTCTTCGTCGGGTGTTCGACCGAGTAAACCCGGCCCATGTCTTCCCAACCCGCTTCACGGAAGGCGTGCAGTAGGGCAGGGACTACCAGCTTGATATGGGCCGGCGCGCGGGCCTGCAGGCCCTCCAAGAACCCCTGCCAAGGGCCGCCCACCACGCCACGGGCAAACAGGCCCACGCGATGCGTCATCTGCTCCACCAGCCACGCCTCAGAACCCGAGAGCCCGGCCTGCAGCATGATGGCCTTGGCCTCCGTCATCGGCGGCGCGGCGCCAGGTTGGAACGTCGAAACATCACGGGCGTGGAGCCAGGCCGCCACGCTCGCCAGGCCACCGCCCGCGTACCAGGCCCACAGTCGCGCGGCGGCGTCAGGGGGCATGATCTCAGCCTCGGACCACAGGACGAACCAGCGTCGATCATCGCTGGGCAGTGAGATGGCGGCGCGCTCGTTACTGAACGCCAGCACCAGCAGCCTGTTCGCGGCGTCATAGGGGTGTAGCCCCTTCCTCTGGATCGAGATCAACTCAGGCGGCGCGGCAAGCAGGGGCTTGAGTCGGTTCTCCAGCGCGCGGCGGTCGCTGGCCTCGGGCTGGCGCAGTTCGTTTAGCACCAGCACTTCACTCTCAAACGCGTAGCCCCACTGCGAGTTAATCTCCTCGTTTCTGACGGTCGCAACGTTGGTCTTCCCTTCGCCACCTACGGCCCACAAAAACGGCGCCCACAGTGAATCCTTGCCACTGCCAGGCCGGCCGGCGTGCAGCACGCCGTGATTGATCTTGATGCTGGGCTGCTGGACCTTGAACGCCATCACGTTGAGCACATGCTCACGCTCGGCGGGATCCGGGATCATCCGCTCGGCGTGCTCAAGCCACGGGCGCGCCGCGGCGTCCGATGCCCCGCCAGTAGCCGCCGGGCGCCCGTCACGCCACTTGTTGCCGAAAACGCCGCCGGCACGGGCGACCAGCACGTCATCCCCGGCGCTGTAAGCGATACCGTCCAGCACCCGCCCGCCCTTGGTCTGGCGGTGCTCGTCGAAGCAGATGCTGGCCTCGATTTTGGGGTTCTTGCCGTGGATCGACCTGCAACTAACGTGCCGGAACAGGGCGTTGAAGTTCGTCCGCGTGAACTGGCGCCGCTCGCGCATGTCAAAGTACGCATCATCGGACACCACGTACGCGAACCGGTGCCACCAGTCGGCTTTGTCGGTGCGCGCGGCCTCGGCGCGGTCCACCTCGGCCATGATCTCGGCCACCGCACCGGCCAGCTCGGGCGTGGGGGTCAGCCGCCCGATGGTCTGCAGCATCGCCTGCTGCAGCAGTTCGTCCCGCAGGCCAGGCGTGTGGCGCGGCCCGCCCCGCTCGGCCACCCACTCAAGGAACCAGGCGCTGTCCAGATCAATGCAGTGCGAGTGCAGGCAGCAGTACGCCCTCCCTGAAGGTAGGTAACGCCCCTCGGGGTTGCCGTCTGTGTGCGCCTCGGCGTTGGGGCACACGACCCCCATCCACCCCTCGGTGTTCGGCCTACTGAGCACCAGCCCCTGCTCGGACAGCCAAGTGGCCACATCGTCGGCCCCATCGTCGGACAGGCGCACCGGCCGCGGCCCCAACGACTCGACCGCCTCGGGCGTCACGCCCAGGCCGGCGCAGATCTCGGCCAGCGTGTACTCACGCGAGCGGTCCCACTCCACCAGGCGCGAGGCAAAGGCGTCCTTGCCAGGCTTGAAGTTGACGCTGCCGGGCAGTCGGAAGTTTCTGACCGGGTTGCAGGCGCCCGCGTCGGTGTAGCCTGCCGCAGCGATGGCGTTGATGGCGCCAGCGAACTCCAGCTTGGTCGGCTGGTCGCTGAAGACGTAGCCCCACTGGTAGTTCCCGGCGCTAGTCTCCATGATCCACGTCGGAGCCAGCGGGGGCGTCTTGCTCTTGGTGCCCACGTCGTCCAGCATCATCACCAAGACGTACTCGCAATTCGCGGCGCCTGCGCTGGGCTTGCCCTCAATGAAGCGGTCGATGATGAAGCTGGCCGTATTGCCGAACCATGCCTCACTCTCCTTGATCCGCCGTGTGGGCAGGTACGCCGGCCAGCTTGCTTTGATCGCGCCGTTCGCGTGGAACTGCATCTCCCCGTTCACCAGGCGCGGCGTCTGCCGCACGATCAGGGCCGTCTCGCCAGCAGGCGCGAGCGCGGCGAGGTACTCAATGAATTCTTGTGATGTCATTTGCCAGTTCTCCTACTTCCCGTAAACGGTCATTGTTTTGATGCCGATGCCCAGCGGCAGACCCGCCGCCCATGCTGGCGGGTTGGTCATCACCCGCTTCATCAGTTCGGTTGTTCGCGCCGAGTCGCTCGTCTCGCAGACGATTTCGTCGTGGACGTGCAGGACCACATCCTCGCCCTCGCGCTCAAGTTCACGCAGCGCATGGCGCAGGATGTCATGCGCCGCGGCTTGCGTGACGTTCTCGCATGCCAGACCCGGCCACAGGCGCGCGCGAGGCCACTCCTTGGCATCAGCGGCGGGTTTCCAAGAGGCTTTGGCGTAGCTGATGCCATCCGAGTCGAGTCGAGCGTGGGGATAGCAGAGTATGCGCCCAGACGGCAGCGCGTACCAGAGATGAGCCCCATCGAACAAGTAGGATACCCGCCCTGCCGGCACCGCCTGACTCTTGCGCCGCATGGCGCCCATGTAGGCCCGCTCAAGGTCCGACCAGAACAGCGGCGCCCACGGGTTCGCCTTGCGCCAAGCACCCACCATCCGCTTGGCCTCATGCTCGGGCAGATTCACGCCATACACGCGCCCCATCGCAGCGAACGCGCCCACGCCGCCTCCGAACCCGCAGGCGAGTTCCTGCACCTTGCCGATCTGGCGCTGCCCGGTGGACACCGCGTCCTCGGCCTCGTAACCGGCCAATATGGCGTCATACGAAGTGTTGAACGTCGCGGCCGCGTTGACGATGTAGGCGTCCAGACCGCGACGAAACGCCTCCAGCTTGGCGTCACCCGCAGGCGTGTTGGCCAGCCACGGGTTCACGCGGCCTTCGATGGCCGACCAGTCAGCGACGACGAACTGTTTACCCGCTGCCGGGATCAGCGCAGGCCGCAGCATCCCCTTCAAGACATCCGTCACCCGCTTGCCGAACGCAGGAACGATCTGATGTTTACGGCACATCGCATGACGGACGGCCTGCGGATCTTTGGCGACCTTGCGGGCGAAATTGTGGACTTGCAGGCCGTAGCTGGACGCCCGGCCCGTGGCAGCACCGCCACCAAAGACGAACGCGCCGCGCACACGGTGATCCTCGACATCCGCAAGGTTGGCCATACGGACGAATTTGGCGACCGACGATGCCCAGAGGTCGTCTGCGCACTGGATGACGGTCGCAGCGTCAGGGGGTACTTCATCAGGGTTTTCCTCTGCTAGGATCAGCAGTGCGGCACGGACGGTTTTGTCGATCGACTGCTTTTCTTCGCCGTCTTTGTGGACCGTCATCAGACGGCGCGCCTCGGGGCCGACCCGCGCCCACACCCACTCACGCATCCGGGGCGAGCGCACCGACGTGATCTCGCCGTCCGTCACCTCGCGCACCTCCTGCTGGATGGCGTCCAGTTCCTCGACAGCGTAGGTCTGCGCGGCCTTGGCCAAGTCTACGTCCACCAGCACGCCACGGTCGTTGATCCGCTCGTTTGCCCAGTAGTCGGCCAGCTCCTCAGCAGACAGCGGGCGCAGGGCCTTGCTGATGGCCCGCATCGCCCGGACGTCCTGAGCGCAGTAGTCAAACAGGTCGGCCAGGTCTTGCTCGGTGTGCTTGAACGGCGGGATGCAGCACTTGCGCACCAGCGCAGCGCCCTTGTGATCCTTGCGCATACTGGCGCCGGCAAACCGCCCCACGTCCTCCAGACTGCCAGGCGCGCAGTTGGAGCGGGCCTGCGCTGCGGTGCAGTAGAACTGCTCCAGCGCCGGCACGGGCGCCCCATGATCCGGCCCCAGCACATACGTCCAGATCAGCCGCTCAAAGGCTGCGTTGTGGGCGCGGATCTGTACACCAGAAAGAATTGCCGTCGAAACTTTCTGTGGAAACGGCTGGTCTGGTGTCCAGACCTGCACATCCTCGTCGTCATGCGCATACGCCATGCACAGCACTTCTGTGCTCGCGTCCTGCGCGTAGTTGTAAACGCCCGCGACTGTGAGGTCGCAGGCGCTGCGGGTTTCGAAGTCAATCCAGATGGGCATAAAAAAGATGGCCCCGAAGGGCCACCCTTACTCTCAGGCCGCGCGACGACGACGGCCAGTCGGTGCCGGCTCGGCGGCAGTCTCCTCGGCAGGCGCCTCGGCTTCGTCAGCCGCGCCGTCCATGCCGACCCAGTGCTGCACATCAAGCACGGGCACATAGATGCGCCCGTAAGAGCTGTGCTGGTAGTGGTCTTTCTTAAGCGCCACAACCGGCACGGGCTTGGTTTGGTCCTTCTCCACCTGAGTGGCGATGGCCACCGCAAGCCCTTGCACCGCACGCCGACCACCGACGCTGGTCACGGCAAAGCGCGCTTCCACGCCAGCGTCTTCCCCGCTGACGCACTTCAGGCTGAATCCGACCTGCGGCTCCCACCCTCGCGCGTTGTTCTCCGGAGCAGGCCCCATTTCAGGCAACGGTTGCGTGATGCCAACCATTTTTTCACCCAAAACAGTGCCCGCCGCCGGAGTCCTTTCCGCGCCCCACGCAATAAAGCCGTGGACGAACGAGAACGGATTGACAGCCCACAAGGAGCCCTCCTCCACCTCGGTCTGGTCCGCGCCAAACACCCAGTGACCCGTCTTGTCCATCTTCAAAATAACCGTGAGGGAACCTACGTCAGGTGCGATGGCGCGAAGGGCCGTGGAGAGGGAAGAAACTGCCGGCAGACCGGCTTGAGAGAACGCAACGATATTGTTGGACACGATTGAACCTTTCACTTCAGTTTAGAAAGGGCAGCAACCAACTGCTGCCCGATGAGCACCGCCGCGGGCCGGGGATCGCTCTCCGCCGCGAGGGTGTTGCCTGACGAGACGCTCACGACCTGATTGGCCGGGAACTCCACGCCGTGCTCCTTGCAGACCTTCTCCATCTGAGCAGGACTGCGCAATTTGATCTCTTGGTACTTGGTAGTGCAGATGCCGGCGTTGAGCCACAAAACGTGCATCGCCTTCTCATCAGCCCACTGACGGGTCGCCCGCTTGGGCACCAGTTTATAACCCGGCACGGGCATGCCCTTCTCCAGCCGCTCCTGCGCCAGCTTGCGAGCGTCAGCGATGAAGTCCTCCAACCGCTCGGCCAGCGCCAGCGCTTGGCCCAGCGCCTCGGGGTCCACCGTGGCCAGCGCCGTATGCGTCACGCGGTCCACCGCGCCGCTGACTTGCGGGCAGATCGGCTTGGCGGTACACCACCGGCAGTGGTCACCGATGACGACGGGAGCGTCAGGGCGCTGCGCCAACTTCACAGCGGCGATCAGTTCACGCTCAAACTCATGCACGCGCTTGAACGTCGTCACCCAACGCCTGACGTGCGGCGGCTGCACGATCACGATCTCGATCTCTTCGGCGCCGTCAAATGCCCATTGCACCTTGCTGGTCTTCATGGCCGCAGCAGCGTAGAACAGACCCTGCTCGGACTCCTCGGCCTCGACCATCACGCCGTCGCCGAACTTCCAGTCCAGCACGACAGCGCGGTCGCCGATGCGGCCAATTAGGTCAGCGTTGCCGAACACGCCTTCCAGCGCCTTGACGCCCTCAAACTCCACCTCGACCTCCTGCACGAACTGCATCGTCTGCTCGGGGTCAATCTGGTCAAGCGCGTCGATGCAGAACTGCAGCTTCTCGGCCTGCTCGGGCGTCAGGTTGTGCTTAGCGATCACGTCGCCCATCTCGCCATCGGCCAGCAGGTCTTCCATGCAGCCGTGCAGCATGGTGCCTTCATCGGCGTACTTGGACGAGGCCTGCGGCGGCATCTTGGCAACGAGCGCCACGCTGCCTGGGCAGTTGATGACGCGCTTGGCGGAGGAACCGCCGACTACTTTACTGTGTTGCATGTGGACTCCAGTGAACTGATGAGGACTGCAGTGTATCGCACAAAAAAGACTTGCACAAGACTTTTTTCCGCTATAAAGTTACGGACATGGCCAAACACAAAATTTCGGAGTGACGCTTGATCCATTACCACGGGCTGCCCATCACGCCGCAGACATCGGCTGTTTGCGCGGTGGGCGGTGGACACGCATTTGTATCGTTTGCACACCCAGGTCAATTAGGTGTCGCGGTGGAGATATGCCAGTCGTTTGCGGTTGACAACGGCGCGTTTCCTGCGTGGAAAAACGGGCGGCCAATTCAAGACTGGCGCCCGTTCTACGAGTGGGCGCAAGAGTGCCGGCTGACGCCAGGGTGCGACTTCGCCGTAATCCCCGACGTCATAGACGGCGACGAAGCAGCTAACGACGCGCTGCTGGATGAGTGGCCGCTGGGCGCTGTGTTCGGCGCGCCTGTCTGGCATATGCACGAATCGCTAGAAAGGTTGGAGCGCCTTGCTTGCGCGTACCCGCGCCTGTGCATCGGCAGCAGCGGCCAGTTCGCTACGGTAGGCAACGCAAAATGGTGGGCTCGCATCGACCAAACAATGCGTGTCGTGTGCGACCTGAAGGGCCGCCCGCTGGTAAAGCTGCACGGCCTTCGCATGCTAAACCCCAAGGTGTACACGCGGCTGCCGTTCACCAGCGCCGACTCCACCAACATCGCCCGCAACGTCAACATAGATAAGCACTGGGCGAAAGGCAACTATCTTCCTCCTACCAAGGAAGCGCGGGCGCAGGTTATGCGCCAGCGTATTGAAGCGTTCAACTCACCAGCAACCTACGACTTTAAGGAATCAGCATGAACCTCTCCATTGCCATCGCCGTTTACGCCGCCGCCATGACGCTGGCCAACTTGTCCGTGGCTGCTTTCGGGCCTAGCATCTCACCCATCAACGCCTTCATCCTCATCGGCCTTGACCTTGCGCTACGCGACTGGCTGCATGTGCGGCTAAAAGTTTGGCAGATGGGCGCGTTGATCGCCGCCACCGGCGCGTTGACGTACATCCTTAACCCTGCAGCCGGCCAGATCGCCGTTGCATCGGCGTGCGCGTTTACCGCCGCCGCGCTGGTGGACTGGAGCGCGTTTGCAAGGTTGCGCGGGTCGTGGCTGTTCCGGGCCAACGGATCGAACGTGGCTGGAGCTGCAGTAGACAGCCTGCTGTTTCCCACCATCGCATTTGGTGCGCTGATGCCGCACATCGTAGCAATGCAATTTGTAGCCAAGGTGGCCGGCGGCGCGTTGTGGGCTTGGGTTCTGCGGGGGGCGCGTCATGCTTGAGAAAGATGTCGAACGCAGGCTGGTCAAGGGCGTAGAAGCCCTCGGCGGCAAGGCGTACAAGTTCGTATCGCCCGCCCACCGTGGTGTGGCCGACCGTCTGGTCGTGCTGCCTGGTGGCCGCGTGTGGTTCGTGGAGGTCAAGACCGACAACGGCAAGCTGTCGCCGCTGCAGGAGGTGTTCCGCTACGAAATCAAAAATATGGGCTGCGACTACTGCTGCGTCTACGGCGCTGCAGACGTGGATCACTTCCTTCGCTATGTGGTGACGGTATGAAGCTGCGCCCCTACCAAGAGGAAGCCGCTGACTTCTTGTACGAGCACGACCGGGCGATGGTGTTGGCGCCGGTTGGTGCAGGGAAGTCAGCGATCACGCTGACGGCCATGCGCGATCTGGTGGCTGCCGAAGGCACCCGCTTCCTCGTCGTCGCGCCGCTGCGGGTGGTCACTTCGGTCTGGCCTGCGGAGGCCACCAAGTGGGCGCCATATCTCAAGGTGCGGGTGGCGGTCGGCACGCCCGCCCAGCGTAAAGCAGCACTTGACAGTGACGCTGACGTCATCGTCACCAACTACGACAACCTGCAGTGGCTGGCCGAGCAGGACGTGCAGTTCGACGCGGTGGTGTTTGACGAACTCACGCGGCTGAAGAACCCCAGCGGCAAACGCTTCAAGGCGTTTGAGAAGGTCATCAAGTCTGTCGAGATTCGCTGGGGCTTGACCGGCTCGTTCACCAGCAACGGGCTGGAGGATGTGTTCGGGCAGTGCAAGGTGATTGATCAGAGCCTGCTGGGCCGCAGCAAGGGCGCGTTCATGCAGCAGTACTTCTACCAGAACAACCGCGGCACGCACACCGAGTGGGAGCCCCGGCCCGGCTCGCTGCCCGCCGTGATGCAGCGCATCAAGCCCGCCACGTTCGTGCTGGAGCCTGGCGAGTACAAGGACAAGCTACCCCCGCTGCACACGGTGGAGATGCCCTGCAGCATGGCGATGGACGACTACAACACCATGAAGAAGGACTTCGTGCTGCAGTTTGGCAACGAGACGACCATCGCGCAGAACGCCGCGGTGGTCACGCAGAAACTGCAGCAGATGTCCAGCGGGTTCCTGTACACCGACAACGGGCCGCGGTGGTTGTCGCCGCACAAGTTCGACGCGCTGGACGACATCCTGTCGGAGAACCAGCACGCCAACACCATCGTCGTTTACAACTACGTCGAGGAGTTGAACGAGTTGCGCAGGCGTTACCCCACGCTGGCGGCGATGGACGAGAAGTGGGACGTCATCAAGGGCTGGAACGCTGGCCAGGTGCGGCTGCTGGCCATTCACCCCAAGAGCGCCGGCCACGGGCTGAACCTGCAGCACGGCGGGCATCACATGATCTGGCTGTCGCTGCCGTGGTCGCTGGAGTTGTACGAACAGACCATCGGGCGGCTGCACCGCAGCGGCCAGGCGCGTGACGTGTGGAACTATGTCTTGCTGACCGCAGACACCGTGGACCAGAAAATCTGGGCGGCGCTGCACGACAAGCAATCCCTTTCCCAACTGGCCTTGGAGGCATTGAAGTGAAGAAGATCACGGAGCGGCTGAAGGTAGCGCGGGCCGAGCACAAGATTGCGCTCAAGGCGTTCAACATGGCGCAGCGCAGGCTGCATAGGGTGCTGGTCACCATCAACACACTGGAGAAGAAGCATGAACTGGCGATGGCTCAACGAGCACCTGTCAAGCAAGACTGAGCAGGAGGTTAGCGCCCTGCTGGAGCAGGAGCGCAAGACGCTGCGCCGCGTCACCATCTTGGAGCGGCTGCATCAACGCTACACCGTCCTGCGCGCTGCGCGGGAACGCATGGAGATCCTGAAGGAGGCAATCAAATGATCCGCGACCACATCCGCCGCCTGTGCGGCAACATCAACCACGCTGAACTCATGCAGCGCGAACTTGACCAGGCCCACCGCAGCCTGCTGGAGGCTTACAGCGCCCGCGAATACGCCGAGGCGATGGTGACGTACCACCGGGCTCGCATCGAGCGCCTGCGGAACACGTTGGCACGGGAGGAAGCATGAACGACAAACCCATTCCAGCCGAGGCGGCAACCGAGATCGGTCAGGACGAGACCAATTTTTACGGGCTAGAGTTCTGGAAGTTGGAGGTCATCGACGTTCTGATCTTCGCCATCGGATTGGTGGCGTGCGCTGGCGCTGTGGTGCTGGTGTTTGGTGGGGGTGCGGCATGAAGAAACTACCCAAAGGCCTTGACCAACAAGGCCGCTACCCCGAGGCGGCGACAGAAGTGGGCATTGATGACGCCCCTGAATCCTTGGGCACCCTGGTGGTGCTTGGGCTGTGCGTTGTTTGTCTCGTTGGGGCGATTGCGCTTGCGGTGGGGGTGTTGGTATGACCACCCTACGCGAAGCCGCCCAGCAGGCGCTGGAGGCGTGGGAGTACATCAACAAGTACGGCTTTGTCTTGGCCGATTACGAAGGCCCGATGGAGCAAGCCATCACCGCCTTGCGCGAAGCCCTAGCCAAGCCGGAGCGAGCGCAAGCCATGAGGGATGCGGAGGGGGAGGTATGAGCATCGTCACCCACGTGGCGGTTTTCTTTGCCCGCAATCCCGAAGAAGAGCTGACAACCCACGACGTCGGCATCAAGTGGGACGTGAAGCCCAACAACGTGAGCGCATCCCTGCGCTATGCCGAGCAAGCAGGCTGGGTCACCCGCACGAAGCGCGCCGACCCGACAACGCGGACCAAGTACCGGTGGGTCTACACCGCTGGCCCGCTGCTGCTACAGAACCCGCTCGGTGAGCGCGAGGCGGTTATTTCGTCACGCCCTTGAACTTTTCCACCGTGCGAAGCCCGCCAATCCCCAACATGCCGGTGATGACGACCCACAGCAGATCAAGGTTCAGCGTGGGTGGTGTGGGCCAGCCCTTGATAGTTGCCAGCCAAGCCAGCAGCGGCTGCAGGATCGTGGCGTAGATGAATCCTGCACCACCGGCCCACCCGAAAAACGGGCGCCAGCCGGCCACGAACACGCTGGCGTGACTGGCCTCGCGGGCGTTGATTTCAAGCTGTGCGATGGTCTGCTGCAGTTCACCCTGCGCGGCCATCCGCACAAGCTCCATCTCAGCGGCTTGCTTCTGCGCCGGGTCAGGCACAAACCGATCCAGCAGCGTCTTGCCGATCTCAAGGATCGGGCCGAGGATCAGCGGATTCACGTCAGGTTTCCATCAGGTCAGCGATGCGGCGTGCCCAGCCGCGTGAGAAGGCCGGCCAGTTGGTCAGGCCGGTCATGAAGCGCAGTCGCTGCGCCAAGACGCGCAACCGCAGCGCGTTCACGTCCTGCGCATACGCCGCGGCCAACGTCTTGGGGCCGATCAGCCCGTCAGCCGTCACACCCAGCGCGCGCTGCAGCCACAGCGTAGCCTGATGCGGGCCTGAGTTCACCGCGGCGTCGAACGTGGCGTACCGGATGCTTGGCGGCAGATCGTCTGCGCGCACCGGCTTCCAGTACCGCTCAAGGTAGATGCGCTTGGCCAGATCCAGCGGCAACTCGCGCATGTCGCCCTTGTAGCCGACCTCGCGGGCCACCGCCTCGGTGACGCCGAAGCGGGTCTTGCCACCGGGGTCAGCCGGGTGGTCGCTAAAGTCACCTTCATGCCCCAGCAGCAGCGCGAACGCAGTGTCGAAGTTCATTTGCCAGGCCAGTGAGTAGCGACCCAAGACACGATGCCGCCAAACGCGGACGCGATGGTCATGCCCATCCAGAAGCCGCCCTTGCCCTTGTTGGCCAAGGCCAGCAACTCCTTGACGTCACTCTGCATCGCTGCCACTTGGTCTTCCAGCGTCTTGACCTGGCCGATCAGCAG